AAAAAAAAAAAATTAAGAGAAGAAGCTTTGCTTCTACTACTATCAGCTTACCTAGAACTTACCTACCTGATTTTTGCCACTCTGAAAAGGGTACACACGCCACATTGCGCAGGGGGGTGCATAATTATATAATTATTCAGTAGGTGGAATTGTATAATTGGCTCCATAGGCCGCACATGGTAACGTCTCACGGTTGTAGAGAGGTTTAAGGACTTAAGGTGATGGAAAAAATGTGTCACCTTAGAGGTCATGAAACGCTCTCAAAAGCCTTTGTGTCTGATTTTCAAAGAACGCTGCCTATGCCATGCCCTGAAAGCCCTGGCCCTTTTTTCATGCTCTCACGCCTTCTCACGCCTTCTCATGCCCTTTTACCTATCTTTTTCTCCATCCCTTATTTAACCAAGCCACTTTTGGACTTCTGCACAACCTGTCACAATAACCATTCCGAACTCACCTTTTGGATAAAACGAGAAGCAAGTACTACGAACGAGATTGTAAGAAAGACCTGAGATTCGTACAAAGTTATTCAACCATGCTTGCGGTAAGGCATAGTCAAAGCATTCATCCTTCAAGCCTATTAACGAAGCAAGCTCAGCTTTCGTTATCTCAGCTTTTTCAATCTCTCTGATTGTATAAAGTTTACCTTTCATTCTTTCCCCCCCTTTTATGGGTCTTTATGACTTCCTGCTTATATTCTTTGATAGCGTAATTGATAGCTCCCTCTGCTTCCGTAACCATATAATCCGTTTCACCAAAAAAACCCCAACAGCTATCTTCACATTCAATTGATTTATTTCTTTCAGTGGGTTCTATGGTATATCCGTATACTTGACCTGTTAAAAACTGGTCATACATCTCAACTTCACCTTGCATGTATTTGATAGCTTGTTCTTCAGTCCATGATTCTTTGGCTATTTCCTCTTTCGTCATGTAAATGTAACCGACTTGACCCGAATCCCAAGGGCATGAAAAAGGACCACAACTCATAGTTACACCGCTATGGTCATAAAGGTAAAGAGGTAATGATACGTTATCAGGGTTATCAACGATATCTTTTAATCCTTCTTGTGTTAAGTCGTGTTTATCTCCTAAATCATATCGACCATGAAAACAGACCATGTGTCCCGCTGGTTCAGATTCTTCACGTGGATTGAAAGGTTCAGTGTCGTAATGAACATTGATGTTAAAACCTCTATATTCTATTTGTTCGTATAAATTATCCATTTGTTACCTCCTCTTCAGTTAATGAAACACGGTCAAGATATTGTTCTGTCAAATAGTCATAGGTGTAAAGGCCATGTTTAATTGGGACCTTGACCTTATCAGGTGATCGTTTCCAAAGTTTGACCTTACCATTTACACGCCACCTTTGAGGTGCACCATCGGCATTGACTTCATGTGTGTGATAAAGTATATCTCCTGGTCTTAACTGTTTAGCTTGTTCTAATGTAATCATGTTGTCTCCTTCAGCATGTCAATCATTACATATTGCATAATCTTCCTGCCACAGACTACTTTTTTTATCAATCTATGTGATAAGACTTCATCATCATAGAATACTGTGTATGTATTATCTGGATACGTCACGATGTATTTATAGCGTTTATTTTCTGGCATCTTGTATGTCTCCTTATAGCTTGTACCATATTTTCAGGGAGTGCGTGAACTCTCTCTCTCCGACTTCCGTCTCCGTCTCTCCCTTAGTAACCAAGCCAACCTTTCAATTCTTGCTTGCTCATCCCAGTTATAAGCTTTGGTTCCACTTCCATAAGATCGGTGTTTCTGTTATAGGCAACATCTTCGGCTATGACCTGGCCTTCGATGACTTCAAAGCCTATGCTATGGTTGTTCAGGATATGTTCTATGGTTTTCCTTGTCATTGCTTGCTCCTTTGTTTTATTGGTTATACAGCATCCAGGGCAAGTTAAGCCCTTTGGCATTGTTCATCATGTCACGGTAGCGTTTCCATACGGTCTTGTCATGTCTTAAGTGGTTTGAGTAAACTCCGCTTGAAAAGTGTAGATAGAACATTCTTTAACTCCTTTGGTTGATTGTTATCTACAAGGATTGCATACGCCATGCCAAGTCAGCAGAAATCTTTTAACTCCTTGTAATCACAAGGGATATTAATTCTTTGTTCACTTATATAACCAGAGTGTTACATCTTATCATCACTTATTATTGTCACTATAGTTCAGTCATGCTGAATTATACCCACTATCCTTAATCATTACAGTATGTTCACAAACTGCATGCTACCTGCACTTTCCACCGAATCGACCTACAACCTAACTTAGCCTACCTTACCTGACTTAGTTAGTCTTACCGAACTTAGATAGATTTCAATGACTTAGCCAGTTTCTCTAACTCCATAAGCTCCATCTAACTAAGTTTCTCCCCTCTAACTTGACCCCCTTGGGGGGATTTACTTTTTCGCCGAGGGGGAGAGAACGTGGAATTTAGACAAATGGATTTGAAAAGTCAGAGGTCTGAGGGGCAGGATAGGACTCTGAGGTAGAGGGATAGAACTTAAGGGGTCAGTAGAAGTGGGTAGATGATCCCAAGCCCTTTTTGCTACAGAAATGTGTTGTTTTTGACGTAGATATGTGTTATTATTAGGTAAAGCTTAGGAGAAGGCAAGGAGGTCCACGATGGGAAGGCACAGCGAAGGGAAAAGTCCAATAATTCAACAAGTTACGCCACGACATTGCTCTATGGCTCGCGCACTTGTAGCCGGTGGCCTCACACCCTCGGATCTTGCACGTCTTTACGGGATGACGAAGAGTCAAGTCAGCATTGTTATAAACTCCCCGGCGTTCCTTACGGAAAGAGCCAGGATCGAGGGCGGTGCAGACAAGAATGCAATGGAGCTTGGAGAAGAGATCATTGCGCTGAGGGATATGGCTCTCCGGAACGTGTCAGAAGATCTCAGGATGACGGTTGTTGATGATAAAGACCGGGCTTTACGTCAGAAGGCTACGCTCGCAGCACTTGAGATGAGCAAGCTCCGTGGCTCCGGCGGCATCACAATTAAGGGGGATGTCATTCAGAATCAGCAGAACAACAATAAGTTCACGTTGAAGCAGCTTCAAGATAATGTTTTTAATCTCCTGGACGATGAGGAAGAATAAGGGATGTCAACAGAACTTGCTGGAACATATGAAGATCCGAAGCTTCTTTGGATGCTTGAAGAGCTGGAGAAGGTTAAGTACGGACAGGCAGGTTCGACGTTGGTCTCCACAAAGTACCCAAAAGATCTTAAAGGGAATTTAAGCTATCGGAGTAAAGTCCTTGCTAAGGCAAAAGTGGACCCGGAATATCGAAGTCAAGTCAAAGCGTTGTTCTTCAAAGATCCAGTCTTTGCATTTAACACTTTTTTCTTCACCCTCGATACTCGCAAACGACCTTTCCATAACCAACCTTTTTGTACTTACGCTTATCAAGACATTCTTATACAGATCATAGTCTACTGCATAGATAACAAGTTAGATCTTCCGATTTTGAAGTCCAGAGACATGGGCTTGTCGTGGATCTTGATGCTCGTAGCTGAGTGGATGTGGCTTAATCCTGATGGCGGAGCCGACTTCCTCTTTGGTTCTAGAATTGAGACTTATGTAGACAAGAAAGGTGATCCTAGGGCGCTCTTTGAGAAGGCCCGTTATTGCCTCTATAAGCTTCCTTCTTGGCTCAGACCGAAGGGCTTTTCAAAGAATAAACACGACAATTCAATGAGGATTATAAATCCTGAAGCAGGGACAGCCCTCACTGGTGAGACATCGAATCCTAACTTCTCTACAGGTGGCCGTTATGCTGCCGTCTTCTATGATGAGTTTGCAAAGTGGCTTGAAGATGTTCCAGCTTGGACTGCCGGAGGCGATGCTACACCTTGCAGGATAGCTAACTCAACACCGTTTGGCGCAGCAGGTCAGTTCTATGATCTCACCACCGGAGATAATCCCGTTGCCTCTATACATTGGACCTTACATCCTGAGAAGTCTTACGGAGCTTACTGTTTTTATCCGAAAGAAGAAGATCCAGTTGATGAATTGATAGGAAAGGTTAGAAGTCCTTGGTATGATCGGGAGTGTGTGAGGCGGCAAGGTAAAGGCATGTCGGCTAAGGAAGTAGCACAAGAACTTGACATGGATTTCATTGGAGCAGGTGCGCTGGTCTTCGATGGTTCTGCCCTCACAAGGACGAAGGCACTCCTAAAGAGTAAGAAGCGTCCAATCGGTTACTATTCTCTTGACCTTCAGCTTATGCAGCTTGACAAAGTTCTTAAACCTCGCGACAATGAATACCACCTTTGTGTCTTTGAAGATCTCGACAAGTCTACCTGCTATACGATGGGTGTAGATGTTGTTGAAGGTCTGGAGCAAGGTGATAACGCTGTTGTGAAGTTGATGAATCGTAAGACCGGAGATCTCGCTGCTTCTTACTATGGGCGTATAGACGAAGTTCTTCTTGCACGTATAGTAGGGATCATCGCTAAGACCTATGCTTTTGAACACAAAACCCGGAGGATGACGCGGATCATAAGTCCGTGGATCGGTATAGAAACTAATGGCCCAGGACTCGCAACTTTTGATCTCTGTGCTCTGGCTCAAGTTCCGAATCTGTTCATGATGCCGAAGTATGATGCCACGACAGACACAGAGAGTGTTTCCAAAGGATGGAAGACCACGACTATCAGTCGCAATGTTCTTGTCTCCACTGTGCGTACATGGCTCCAAGAAGGTGAAGGTTTCGTCGATAAGAGAGCAGCCAAGGAATTTGTGACTTTCGTTAGGAGCAAAAGTGGGAAGCCAGAGGCTAAGGCCGGGTGTAATGACGATGAAGTCATCGCCTGGGGCATAGCTCTCCAGATTCATGAACAAGTTCCGATGGAGGAGGTTATTGAAGATGGTGCGTTGATGGAAAGTGGACTTCCGGCAGAGATGTTTGGGCCTTATGTTCCTTCAGATGTTCCAACACTCTACGAGCGAGGACTTGCTTCAATAGCTGCTAAGAAGCAGAACGGTGGTCAGAAAGGGATAGGCTTTGTGATATGAATAAATTTCAGAACGACACCGCTTCGGCTAATTGGTGTAACTACCTAGCTGATTGGTACGAACATACAAACAGTAACTAAAGGAGTTTTAAAATGGCGAATACACTTACAGGGAACACATGGCGGATAGACACCGCTGCCACGATCACCAGGGAACCAATCACCATCGTGGGCATGGTTTATAAACCGGCGGCAACGTCTAACGACCTTACGATCACAGATGGCAACGGGGATATGCTCTGGGATGTGGATGCACTTGCCGCAACACCGGCAGGGGATCAGATCTATGACCAGGCTGAGAAGGTACGAAAGAATGGTTTCATTGTCACAGTTATAGATGGTGGTGTTCTGTGGGTAGAGGTAGAGTGAAGAAGGTTCTTTTTGTTGTTAGTTCTGTGTTCTTTCTGTTGGTCTTGTACCTCTATATAAGGATAACAAAAGTGGTGATATGGGTTCGAAAATAGGGTTCATAATAATTGAAGAAGTGGATGGTGCGCCGACTGCTGCTGTCTATAAACTTAAAGTCACAAATGATATGCTGACTGACAATGGTGATGGATCAGCTACGATAGATTTGGGAGGTGCGCTTGGAAGCAAAACAATCAAAGCTATGTTCTTTGCAACAATTAGCAGTGGAACAACGTCCGGTACGATTACAAAGCCAGCAGGGACGAATGCGACACTTATCATGGATGAGTGGGGGACTTCAACGGATGCTATTCTTTCGACTATGGAGAATGGGAAGCCCACGTTTGTCTCGCCGAGAGACTCATCAGGTGCTGTTATCACTACTACGTTTAACACGTCGGGAGACTATGCTTTCTCTGCTACTCCTAGTCCTGCTGCTGACCATGCTCTTGTCTTCGTCTATACTGCGGGACTTGGTGACTTTCTTGTAGCAGAGACTCTCGGAGAGAGTGAGCTTGTTCCTGAAGACAGCACAATGATTATTCCTACCACAGATCATACGGCCGGTGATGGATCGGCAAAGATAAGCCATGCGGTTGGTGAAACTGTAGTTTTTGGGCAGATCGGAATATTTAGTGGCGCTGACTTGGAATATATGCTTGCAGATGCAGACGCATCAACCAGCTTGTTGGAATGTGTAATGTTTATAGAAGGTAAGGGCAACGGTGAAGTTTGTGAAATGGTTACAAAAGGATTTGTAATGGATGAATCATGGAGTCTTACCCCAGGTGAGCCAATTTACGCCAGTACAACAGCAGGGGCAATAACACAGACCCCACCATCAACAGGGGTGCAAGAGTATCTTGGTTATGCAGTTAGAACAAATATTATATATTTTAAACCATCACCGATAACTTACAGGACAAACTAATATGAAACGATTTTTGATATTTTTGATATTTTTAATTTTGCTTCCTTTGGATGCCTTTGCGCTCCATACCATGACCTCTGATAATACAAATGCAACTTATTGTTATGTTGTCGGAGATGGGTATTCGCTTAGATTTGATAAAACAACATATATGCTTAATTATGCTCAAATTAGAGAAGGAGCAAACGGGTCATTAATTAGGTTTAACACTTTGTCATTACATAATGGTGCAGACCCTTTTTCAATTGGGTATGGTGATAGAACGCTCACAGTTACGGAAACTAACGATAGTCGAGTTGTCATTACTATGGTCGGAGGGCTTTATGATTCTTCACAGAATCAACTCAGCACTCATGTAGTTACCGAAATTTATACTTGCTATCCTGATAGATTTACATATTGGCTATCAATTGATGTTGTTACTTCTGATATAGTCATTACGAGCAATTCTGTTTATAATCGTATGGGTGGTATCCTTGCAGCACAAGCCGCAATCACCGGGGAAGCTGTTATTTATGAAGGATCGGGTTCAGAGTCAACCGCTTCTGATGATACAGATTACAACACCGCAGATTATCTCGCAATTACTTCAGATGAGTGTAATTTTCTTATTTCGAATCTTCTCTGTGATGGGACGTTACAGCTGAGATATGACCTTTCCGGTACAAATATGATTTTAAACGTCAGGATGTCGGGAACACTGACAGCCGGAATCACTTACGACCATGTTAATGTTATTTGGGTTGATCATGAAGATAGGGACGATACGCAACTTTACGACCTTGAAGCTGACAGAATAATCATAGGAAATCAGAATGCCGATGATAGTATTTAGATATCTCTTAATATTTTTACTGTTTGCCCTTCCTGTTCATGCTGGAATCACGCAGGGAACGGCACAGACAGCCTTGTCAGATCCACTTTCAATCGGTTCTGAAGGGCTTACGAGTGATGGTGCTTGGCATATTGCAATAGACAGTAGTGCAGTTATTGTTGATTGGGCAACAGCTCAGAAACAACCGACTCTGTATATTTCCGGTTGCGGAAGCGAAACACCAGTTTTTTATATTGGTTCTACTTTACAGGTGGATGGCACAGATTACCAAGCTGAAGATTTGGGGAGTGGGGATTGGTTATTTTCTCAGACTTCAAACGCCGCAGTTAATGACATTTGGACTATTGCCATAACCCCAAACACAATAACAACAGGGACTCCGGTTATTTTTCAAACAGATCCCATAAGCCTTGGAACTGAGGGGAGGGCCAGTGATGGTGCTTTCCATATCACGCCGGAATCTAATTCAATCGTTGTAAATTGGAGCGATACCAGAAAAGTTCCGATAATTGTTGTGCATGGCGAGTATGGCATTCGGTCATTAAAAATTGATTCAACATACGCTGTTCGTGGAACCGGATATCAAGCCACAAATTTGGGATCTAACAAATGGATGGTATCTCAAGCTGGTAATGTCACTAATTCAACTACCTGGGAAATCACCACTTTTGATAATGGCGATCAAACCGTTTCTTTGAGCGCATCCCCGACAATCAACTCAACTCCTGATGTAAATATCTCAGCAGAGATCGACACGGTATCACACGCGAATGCCTATAACTATCCATTCCAGCGTAATTTTTTATGTGATGGTTCCGGCTGCACTTACTATTATTACGACGGAACCGGAACAGACGATGCGGTCAGGTATGTAGCATTCTCGACAGACGATTACGCCATGACTCCCAAGGATATCATGGTTGATAAAGACGATACGGCAAGGCAGATCATTGGAAACTATGAAATTGCCGGTGCGGTAGGGTGGGGTACATATTTAAGACAAGGGCTTTATAATGCCTCTGACAACGAAGCTTTTGAGGTTTGGAGAGCAGATACAGACGATAACACGCTTGCTAATCGTGATGATACTTACGGTCAACTCAGAGGCGATGTTTTCAACACTGAAAACTTTGATACATATCCTTCCCTTGCAATAGACAATCAATCAGCACCATACGGTTATATTGCCGCAAATACGGGATCGGCCATTGAAGTTTTGGCGATGGATGGTAGTAATTATGCCTCCTGGGAAGCTTCTGCAACAGTTATCAGGGCAACAACAACCGGCGCAGGTTGCATGGTTGGGTTTCAATCATATGATATGGGTTGTGTTTATTCTGATGGTACGGATTTATTTTTTAAATTTTTTGATAAATCAGCCGGAACATGGGGAAGCGAAGAGACTGTATCGGCAGATTTAAAATCTGAAACTGCTTTTACTGCTATCACAACATCTCGATATACTTTGGTTGTATTCTGGATTGATGGAACGGACAACGATTTATATTACAGAACCAGAACACAAGCAGGATCATGGGGAACCGCAACCGTATTTGCTTCTGACATGCAAACCGGAATTGATAACGGATTTACAGCTTCTTCTCTTTTCAACGATGATTCGGAACCTGGGGCCGTTGTTGGATATTGGGACGGAACTGATATAAAAATAAAGGAGTGGATAGAAGATACGGGAACCCTTGGAACCGGAACCCTTGGAAGTGCAACGGAATTTGTTTCAGGCCCGACCTTGCAAGACACTTACTTTACATCGAACGCCAAAACATACACTGATTTCGCAGTAGTTTACAGAACATCTGACAATACTATTCGGGTACGGGCAAAAGAATACGATCTGACAGAAACCATTAGTGACCTTGGAGGTATAGAAACCAACCACTTTGGCAGGGTTGGGGATTACATGGGGTATACAAAACCTGTTACAAATGGGACTCTCACAGTTGTTCCTTCTATTGGTTTTGGACATATCCCCCATGCTGCTATTTATGATCATGATAAAGAACGATTTGTCAAAGATTGGCAACAGATTGATATCAGATATTGGGATTTGCACAATAAAGCTTTTTTTCAACTTGGGAATGATGGGTATGTCTGGTTTATTTCTGGTGGGCGTAACAATGTAGGCGAGTCTCATTATATCTATATAAAAAAGAGTCCGTATCTTCTTGCAGATCCACGCTTTGATATTGATGTGGATGATTGGACAGATGTTTCACCTACACTTGATGACGGTAATGCAGACAGCGTTTCTGACTCATGTACTCGCGGATATAAAGAAATTTTCATTGATGATAATGGGGTTCTATTCCTTTTCACGGAAAGCAGTTATTCAATCCATGTACGGGCTTATGACGGTACTACATGGTATGATCCTGTTACAGTTGCGACTTCTCCGGAGTTAGGTATTTATTGGTCGGGAAACGGGCTTGCAATCGGCAACGAAACCGAATCGCAACAAACCCTTCATGTTTTTAATTCATATTCTCTTGCTGCTTTGGGCGCTGGTTATGCGTCTGATGTTGGGTACTGTAAATTAGTTTATCAGGGGGATGGTACTTTTTTGGCTTATCGTTCAGACGGTGCAAGTCTTACCCTTCCGCTTTCTCCATCTAATAATGATATCGTTGTCCGGTGCGATGATGCCTATTCGTATTCTGAAAGAGCCAATTCAACGGCTTATGCTGAAGATGATGTGAGGTATTGTGACGGTCACTATTACATCTGCACCACGGCAGGAACGAGCGCAGGAAGCCCTCCGACATTCGATACAGACCATTATGCCACAACCACAGATGGTACGGCGGTATGGACTGAGCAAGGTCATTACACGACTGATTACATTCCTGTTGTCAACGGTTCAGCAGATATTCTCAGTTCGGCAACACCGTCCCTGATTCAGAAATTTTCGAACTCAAGTGGAGTTTTTCAGGGTTGGAGTTTTTATAAGTATTCCAGTGATGAATGGTATCAAAACGAGTATACCACTGATTCAGATGATGCCTACTTGGACAATCTTAAAATCTATAGCTCTGGCTTAATATTCGCTGTTGGTATGGGGGCTGGTGGAAACAACATAACCTACCTTGTATCACATGACGAGGGTGTAACGTGGTCTGCTCAAAGTAACGGATTGTCTGGATTATGGGGTGATCAAACCACGATGAATAATTTTGGTGGAAACTCAGTAGTAATTTTGTCTTACAAAAACGTGACTCCTTTTTTGTATAAGTATCAAATGGGAGTCCTTAGCTTAACCACGCCTATTAGGGTAATGGGTACAGGAAATGCTGTATATGGATTTATATTACAATAAGGAAACGATTATGAAAAAAACAAGTGCAGTATTATTCTTTTTGGTTTTACTTTTAGTATCCACGCTCTGTTTTGCAGAATATGAAGGAACGTATGAGATTGATAAATATATAACCTTTGCAGCCCCGGCGCATAACCCTAATACATCGTTTGATGTGGATCTCGATGACCCTCCAACTTATCGGATTTACGAAGACGATACTGAAACTCCCGTTGCTACTGGATCAATGATCTTATTTGATGATGCCAATACTACTGGATATTATAAAAAGAGATTGCAGTTATCAGCAGCAAATGGATTTAGTGTAGATCATGATTACCATATTCGTATTTCTGGTTTACTTACCGGCACAGCGTCTAAAGTAATTAAATTTAAAATCGAAACCAAGGCGAAACTTGGCCCGTTTGAATAGGAGTAAAAATGAAAAGGTTTTTCACAACAATATTGACATTTTTCTTTTTGACTGTTTCGGCTTTCGGAACATCAAGCATGTTCACGAATCGGTATCTCTCTGATTTACATAAAGGGGGAGTTGATTGGTCAAACGATTCATTTAAAATCATCTTAATGCAGAGCAGTTATACGTTTGATTATGACACTCATGACACATATTCAGACGTTTCCGCTTCGGAATTGGCAACTAATTATGGATACACTCAAAACACTAAAACGCTCGCAAGTGTCACAGTCACAGAAAGCAGTAGCGGTGATTTTTCACTCACGTTTGCTGATGTGACTTGGACTGCAAGTGGGGGAGAAATTGGGCCAGTATCATGCGCTCTAATCATAGATGATACCCACGCCTCTGATATTGTTGTCGGGTGTATTTGGTTTGGGGCAAATAGGACAGCAGCCGATGGGACGGAATTTGCGATTCGAGGTAATTCGTTAGGTCGGTAATGACAGTACATACAAACCCTAACGGGAGAGGAAATATGAAAAGTTTTATAGGAATTTTGACAGTAATTTTAGTTTTATCGTTTACCGGAAATGCTTCTGCTAGGTCCGCCATTGGACTCATAAAAGTAACTGAAGCTGATGGAAGTCCTTCTGCTTATGTTAATGAGATCGTTGTACCTAATGATACACTCTCAACAAGTGGAGCTGTTGGAACACAGACTCTTCCGGCGACACTAGGAACACTTAATGCTATTACCTACTCAGCTAATACACAGTCTCTTCTTGCTGCTGCTGATTATGCAGCTATGAAAGTTCTTCTTGGTCTTGCTGATGTTATACAGACTCCATTGAACGTGGATAATGAAGATGCGGTGACTCTTGACGCTGGCGATGTTGTGTTCCTGGCGATGACCGGAACAGGAGAGCCAACGAACTTCACGATGACTGAGACTAATGCTTCTGAGGGACAGATTGGGATTCTCTTTAATGCAGGAACTACGAGTCTTAAAACCGGAGATGATGCAGGGGTTCTTGAATTGGATGGTAATACTATAATTCCCCCAGGGAAATTCTTGATAATTAAATATGTCACAGATCGTTACTACGGCTATGGTGGTTACGGACTCAGCGAAGTGTGGAGTGCAATCAATCTTGCTCCAAGTGGAATCGGTCAATTTAATAAGAAAATAATAAATTCAGCCGTAGATTATAATCTAATTCCAACTGAAATGGATAGTACTATTTTTATGACAGCAGGGGGAAGGGTCAATATTCCTGATAGTTCACTAATCTTGTCAGGCGCTTTTATAAGATGTTTTAAAATAGGCACAGCAGATACATATGTAAGATCACTTAATGCTTCTCATGTTATCACTAACTATGAAGGAACCGCTTTTACTGCTGCTGATATGGTTAAGCTTGATGATGCAAGTGGGAGTATGGTCGAGCTGACTTACCGAACTACTAATGACTGGAGAGTTACGGATCGAGAAGGGGTTCCAGCAGACGGAGGCGTACCAGGAGGAGGGGCTGCAACATATATCGCTGACGGTAATGCCATTGCTGCTTACCTTTTTGAGAATGATCTAACAGATGAGACAGCAAATAGTAATGATCTGACTGATTCTGGTACTATAACTTACGAGACTGCTACACCAGCACCGCCAAATGGAACTTACTCTGCTCTTTTTGTGGCAGCAAGTTCTCAATACGGATATTCTGCAAGTGCTGATTTCGATTTCACGACTACTTTTTCAATATGTGGACGGGTGTACTTTAACAGTGATGATTATTCACCTATAGCTGCAAAAGGTACATCAGTCGATAGCGGTTATTTAATCCGTAGGCATGGCGGTAATAACGCATTTCAATTTCAAATATCAAGTGATGGTACAGCTACAGAAAGTCCACAAACCGCTACAGACTCAGCACCTACAGGAGAATGGATTTTCTTTGCTATTACTAATACTGGTACAGCAATGAAATTTTATATTGCCGGTTTACCTCACGATGGCGGGTCGTTCCCATCCGGTTCTTATGCTTACTCAGGTGGAGTCAATGACACCGTAGGTAATTTCATGGTAGGAAGAAGTGAGGATATAGGTAGTTATATGGATGGTAATCTTAAAGATCTCTATGTAACTAATGACGTTCTTAGTGACGCTGAGATTTATGATATAGAGATAAATGGATTACAATAATATGAAAAAGTTACTCATAATATTAAGCTTCCTGCTGATTCCTCTCCAAGCTTTTGCAGCAGCGTACTATGTTAGTACAAGTGGTTCTGGTACAGGAGTTGGCTCAGAGGGAGATCCCTTTACTATGGCTCAAGCTAATAGTAAGTCGGACTATGTTGCAGGGGATGATATTTATTTTAAAAGAGGCGACACATTCCCAGGTGTGATATTTACGGTTGGTCATTCTGGAGTTGATACTGATAACTACGCTATTATTGGGGCATACGGAACAGGAGATAAACCGATTTTCGATGGGGAGTATGTATTTCCACTGGATAGAAATGATGGGCTAATTGAGTCTCACTACCAAGAGTATATCTTAATAACAAATATAAGTCTTAAGGATTCACTAGGACATCACATGGTGGTGGATAACGCGAGTTACATAAACACCGTTGATGTTGACTGTAATAAAGCTTTTAATGCTGGGATAAAATACTATAATATCGACCACGGTGTGATCCAAGGATGCACTGTGACGGATACAGGAAGAAAAAGAGTTGAAGACTTAGGATCGGATTACCCGGCAGCAATCGCTGTCGTGAGCTATAGTAATAATGTCACTGTTTCAAAGAACACTTCATATCATAACCACGGTGAGGGAATAGGATTCTTTAATTATAACGATACTGGTTTAGTTGCTGAAGATAATATTTTGTATGGGAACAAGGTTGGTATTTATGTCGGATCGACAAAGGGTGTGATTATCCGTAGAAACCTTGTTTATGGCACAGGAAATGCAACTTACAATCTTGATACAAATCCGTCAGATGGAATTGGCTTGAATAATGAAAACAGTAATGATCCTTATACTGAGGACGTACAAATCTATGGTAACTTTATAGCTTATTGTTACAGAGGAATATTTATAAATTCAGCGAATGTAGCTGGCTACGTTAAGGATGTTAAGGTTTATAATAACGGAGTAGTCTTCTGTGATATCAATTTCTATTCTTACGTTGGTCTTGGTTCAAGTCAATATGTTAATAATGAAGTTAAGAATAATTACTTCTATGGTTTTACTAATGTGCAAGCACAAGTGCCTTATCATAATGATGGGATTGACTTTGATTACAATCTGTGGAGTTCAGAGCCAGTAGCTAATGCTAAGGGAACGAATGATCTCTCTTATGCTGCGCCTGGGTTGGTAGAAACAACTTCAGTATGGTGGAGAGATAAAGACGGTGATGATCTCACTATTCAGGATTTTGCCCTTCAAGATGGCTCAGCAGCAGATAATACAGGTTTAGATTTAGGGGACACTTGGGATGATGTTACCGATGTTGAGCAGTCACTATCGTATCCAACAACCACCACAACAGTAAGCCAAGATACTTTCGGTTGGGACATAGGGCCGGATGCCTTGACGGGTGGTGCAGTTGCCTCCGGGACCATAAGCCCTGTTGGATATCTACCAGAAACAAATATCGTAGACGGTGGGAAAACAATAATTCTTACACTTACAAATGCAATATGGCATGTGGATATTGGAACCGACTGTTCGCAGACCACAGACCTACTTGCAGGAATAACAAGCTCAGGAACAGAAACCTATGGATGGACTAATGTTGTAGCTTTAACCTATGCTCACGTTGTCAGAACGAGTACTACGGTTGTAACAATCACACTTCCCGCTTTTGCAACATATGACATAAGCCTATCAGAATTAATCTCAATTATCATACCTGCAACAGCAACTAATGCAGGGGCAGCTATAACGGCAAGCGGAACGATCTATGTTTCCTTTATTGAAGCAGATGTGTTTCGTAAAGAGATATTACATAGTTCAGATCCTACTAAAGTAGTAGGGTATTCATCGACCGGAAAAGATATTAATTACTAACAAGTGGAGTTTCTTATGTCAGAAGATCTTAAAACTTTGTGCATAGAACATGGAAAGACACTGGAAAGGGTAGTTGTTCTGATAGAAGAAGGGAATAAGCAGCATCTTACTATCTTCGATAAACTTAAAGCTATTCCTAAACTAGATAAAAGAATAGTTGTTCTTGAGACCAAAGAAGCAACACAACCTTCAGCTAAGAGAATAATGACTTTTGCTTCTATTGCTGGTGGGATGACCACTGCAATGATGTGGATTGCAAAGAGGTTGCTATGACAGCTTATGAATGGTCACAGATAGTCCATTTTAAGCCAACACTGACAGGTGATAAATTCGGTGATCCTGTGAGGATGGATTTCGAACTTATGCAGACGCTTGATGCTTTCAGAACTTACGAAGACAAGCCAGTTATTGTTCATTGCGGCTATGAAGATCGAAAGACTGGTTGGCATCCAAAGGGCAAAGCCATTGATCTTCATGTTGTGGGTGTGAGTGTTATGAACCAGTTTTTAGCAGCACAGCGTTTTCCAGGCTTCACTGGCATAGGAATCTATTCTTGGTGGAACAGTCCTGGGTTACATCTTGATAACAGACCGAGAACAAAGAATCAACCCCGAAGTTTTTGGGGATCACCGTCACCAGGGAAATACGTTCCTGTGACAAGAGAGTTTTTATATAGAACACTTTAAAGAAGGAGAAGACAATGGGACTTGAACTATTAATTCCGATACTCGGAACAATACTGACAATGGCTACATCGTGGGGGCTGGCTGAACTGAGCAAATGGGTGGCTAGTCGAACAAAGAATGAAAACGCAGCAGCAGCGATGAAGCATATTGCTTTGACAACTGAGACTGTTGTGAAAGGTCTTACGCAATCCGTGGCGAAGTACTACAAAGAACAAAACGTAGATGGTAAGCTTAACAAAGACCAGAGGGATGCTTTGAAGAACATGGCTATTGCTAAGGTCAAGGCTCAGGTTCCTTTGAGTGTTAAAGCTCTCTCTGCGTTGGCTATTGACTCCTTAGATGACCTGATTTCATCTCAAGTTGAAAGAGTCATACATGATGGGAAGTAAGCAGGTGTTTTTATAAAAAATTATTGACAAAAGCTTGTTAACCTGGTAGAATTATAGGTAAAGGGACAGCAAGGAGAATAATCAGATGTTTGCAAAGACAAAGTTAATAAAGCTACTACTTGCAGAAGTTGAGCGTAAAGATAAGATCATTGAAAGATTAACTAGCAGGATAGTCATGATGGACTTTGGGACACCGAAAGAGAAGATAGAAGTAAGTGGTTCTTCCGATGACGGAATCCCTATTGATCTTGAGTCCATGATAGGAGAAGTTATCCCTTATGCGCCTGAATAAGATACCTAAAGCACCAGAAAGTTCACGTCCTGCGGTGAAGAAGCCAGAAGGTAAGGATGATCTGTGGAGTGAGGTCAAGAACAAGGTCGATGATGGACTTGACACACGAAGACCATTCGAATGCTTCTGGATTTTGAACCTCGCGTTCTTACATGGGCGACAGAACGTCTTCTTTAACAGTGCAGCTCATATGCTTCAACAAGTTCTCCCGACTAAGAACAAATATAAGGTCGTTGATAATCAGCTTTTTCCAAAGTGGAGACGGCAGGTTAACGACCTCATAAGGGCAAGACCTTCGATGTCCGTGGTTCCTAATTCAGATGAAGATTCTGATATTCAAGCAGCTAATGCCGGGGATAAGTTTCTTAAGCACTTCTGGCGTAATGGTAAGATGGCTAAGAAGACTCGAAAGTTAGCTGCTTGGGTCCATTCTTGTGGGAGTGGATTTTTAGTGGATAGTTGGAATAAGAAGCTCGGACCAGAGGCAGTTGAAGAAGGCTCCGGTAAGATCGTTTACCAAGGTGATGCCGACGTTAGTGTCTGGAGTCCCTTTGAGATCTTAGTTCCGTCAGCAGCGCAGGATGACTGTGACGATGGTGATTGGATTATCAAAAGAAGATGGCATACGTTGGAATGGATTTCTGCTTATGCTAAGAGAGGCTCCGAAGTACCGGCAGAAGACAGGTTGACTCATACCTTCGAGCATGTCTACCTTCTTGATCAAGTCGGTGGTGTAGGAAGTGGAAAAGAAGAAGGGGCTTTTGTGGTAGATCTTTACATGAAGCCTTGTAAGAAATATCCAAAAGGAAAGTTTATCTCTGCTGCTAACGGGGTTATTCTCAGCAGCAGAGATTATCCACACTTGTACTACCCGATTGAACAGTTCAAAGATATCGAAATGCCTGGACTTTTCTGGGGTGTTGCCACTATGGGATTTGGAATCATTCTTCAGAAGATTTGGAATGACACACTCAGTGATGTCTACGAATACAATAGTACAATGGCAAGAGGGAAGTGGTTAGCTCCGAGAAATTGTCACATGGGAGAAGGGCCGGATAGTTCTCATGGTGAAGTCGTAGAGTATGATGTTGTTCTAGGAAGAAAGCCTGAACATCTTACGCTTAAAGGACTCACTGCGACATACAATGATATTCTCGGTATTATCGCCAAGTCATTGAACGATCTGTTCTCACAACATGAGGTCTCCCAAGGAACGAACAAGAGTGATCTCAGAAGTGGGAGCATGGTAGGTCTGCTGCTTGAGCAAGATGCGATGGGTGGAATCGGAACTCATGCTATTCATGAAGAGAGTCTTGAAGCAACGATGACCAGGGTTCTTAGACGTGTCCAAGGTGGATATACTGCTCAAAGAATGATTAAGATTCGTGGACAAGAAGGTGACTTTGAAGTTCTTGCTTTTCAGGGAGCTGATCTTAAGGATAACACCGATGTTCATATAGTTAAACAAAGTACAATCTCAGAGTCAAGAGTCGCTAAGGAACAGCAAGTTCTTGCTAAGTACGAAGCCGGTCTCTACGGTGATCCAGCGAATCCAGAAGTCCGCCGTCATGTCATGAAGATGTTGGAAGATGCAGTTGTTAAAGATATCTATTCAGATGACATCCTTGACGAGTCTTACGCAAGATGGGAGAATAAGATTATCGCAGCAGAAGAACAAGTGATTCATCTTGTTAATATGTATGACAACCATAGTATTCATATAAAGGAACATACCCACTACAGGAAGTCTTTGGAGTATCAAAAGGAGAAGCTTGATCCTGAGAAGCAACAAGAGTGGACAGCTAAAGATCTCAGATTTACTGAACATGAGAAGTTGCATCAAGAATTTCTCCAAGATCAGATTAATGCTCAGTTAGAACGACAAGCAACGATGGAAGGCAAAGGGAGAAAATAATGATTTTAAAAGATAAGAGGACTGTCGAGTTGATAAAGACTTGGCAAGAGTTCTGCATAACCTTTAAGGAGTTACAAAAGCTTTGGGAAAAGGTCAATGAGCTTGCAGATCAGGAGTTAGTGGAGAGAATCCCTGATAATCAGATTCAGAAAGTTCTTAGCTTGGTCCCATATAGCATGAAATTCCGCCTTGGAGTTCCTAAGTTTATAAGACAGTTAAGCTTGGTAGGTGGGCTTGAAACTTTTATTATAGGCAAAGAAGTAAGTTTAAAAGAAAAGAAAAAGGAGAAGAAAGATGGGTGAAGAATCTGGGGAAGACAAAGGTGGGGAAGACAAAGGAATCAAAGTCGGTGAAGAAACTTTTACCGTTGAGATGGTAGCTGCTATGGCAGAAGAAAATAAAACTCTTAAGACCGGCACAGAAGCTGTTGCAGAAGTTACGGCTTTTACTGCTAAGCATAACATAACATCGAAACAGTTTATTGAGCAGTCAGAAGAAGCTTTTACTGTTCTTAATGGACTGATAGAAGGTGGTGTTATTGACAATGAAGGGAAGGTTGTTGTAAAAGAATTGAAAGCATTGGACCTTGACAAGAAGAAACTTGGTGGTGAAAAGAACGAGGATGATGTATTGACTCTGGATACAGTAAAAGAGCTTATGGAAAAGACTCTTAAGCCGTATAAGGACGAGATCGTCAATCTTAAGGGTGACAACAATAAGCTTTATACCCACGCTCTCCAGAGTTCTATCTCTAAAGAATATCCTGATGCTACTACAGAGCAGATAGCACAAGCTATCGCAAGAGGCAATCGTGATAAGACCAAGAAGATCTTCGGGCATGTGGATGATGTTCTCGTTGAAGCAGTGAAGACTGGTGCTGCCGCAGAAGAAGCATTCGCAAAGAAATATGGACTTGATCTTAACGAATTAAAAGAACAAGGTGGTGATGTAACTGCGGAGACAATCGTGGGTAAGAAGAGGTTGAGCTTCAAGGGTGGTGAAGGAACATTGACTCCACGCGAAGCAGTTACAGCGTTCTTTAAAGGTAAAGGAATGAAGGGGTAAGATAAATGGCCTATACAGGAAGTACTGCTGCTATTCTGAGTAACTATGATGAAGTCTTGAAGACTTTTTATCTGGAAGCAATTCAGGAGCAGCTAAATCATGATACTTTTCTCAGTGATGTTATTGATACGAATGAGACAGATATCAGTGGAAAAAATGCGACTATTGAGTGCCACTACGGAAGAACTGGTGGTCTTGGTGCAAGAGCTGATGGCGGTGCATTGCCTGAAGCCGATTACCAGAAATATAAGAAATGTACTGTTCCGACAAAGTACAACTATGGTAGGGTTACTTTCAGTGGGCCTACGATTAAAGCGACTGCCGATAGCAAGGGTGCTTATGCAAGGGTGATTGATACAGAAATCACTGGCGCTATGGTGGATATGCAGAAAGATATTAACCGGCAACTCTGGGGAGCTGGCTACGGTCTCCTGGGAAGATGGCGTTCTTCTGAGAGTGGAACATCTTATACTTTGCAAAAGAAGTATCGTGGGAATAGCGTTGGTGGTGATGCCTTTGGGAGTGGCTTCGGTGCGAAGTATTTTAAAGAATTCACCAAAGGTGTTCCGGTTGTTCTAACACTGAGTAGTGGAACTACTGCTGCTGTTGTTGATGGTACGAATATCGCAGTAAGCGCAGTTGATGATACCACTAGTGGAGACTACGATACTATCACTGTGACTGATCCAAGCGTTACAGAAGCTGCTTCTACTTTCTATGTAAGACCTGCTAATATGGTGAGCTTGACAAGTACAAGTGGAGCTGGTGCAGGTAGGTTGGAAATGATGGGACTCAGGGGGGTTGTTACAAACACGAATCTGGATGACATCTCTTTTACTGACGGTGCTTCCAATGTCGGCTTTGCCTCTGCAAGTGCTCCGACAGAGGACAGTCTCCAAGGTCTCAGTGTAGACACTTACAGTTGGTTTAAGTCCACTGTTAAGTCTTCTTCCGCTGGTCGTTATAAAGGTCAGAGACAATTGACTGAAGATCTGATGCAGAGAACTTTTGACGATGTTGAGATTGCTGTGGGTGCTGGTAAAGGTCCGAATGTTATCCTTACGACTCATGCCATTCGGCGAGAATATCTGGCTATGATGAGAGCTGCTGAGATCAAGGTTAATACCATGAAGCTCAGTGGGGGGTGGACAGCACTTGATTATAACGGGATTCCGCTTATGGTAGATACAGATGCTATTGACGGGGAGATTTATTTCCTCTCAACGCAGTATCTCAACATCTACCGGATGAGTGACTACGAGTGGATGTCTAAAGACGGTGCGATTCTCAGTCGGATCACAGGCTACGATGCTTATGAAGCTGTCATCTTCCGATATGCAGAGCTTGGTACGACACGTCGGAATGCTCATGGTGTTTTGACTGATCTCAGTTATTCTAATTAAGAAGGATTAAAAGGGGCTTGTCGGGAGGCTGGCCCCTGGGAGGAAAAGATATGGCTCTTGGAAATGAAAAATTTGCTTGGAAGCTAAGACGGAAAACCTTCTATGCAAAAGATGCTCACGACGTTATTGGAACGGCAGGAGCAGATATAGGTGGAGGTGCTGGTGCGCCAGTGGTGACAATCCAAGGTGGTGCTGGAGTTCTCGGTGCTGTTTTTATAGGTGCAGATGCCGATGAGGTTCATTGGTTTATTCCTGTACCTTGGGATTGGGACACTGGCACACAGATGCTTGGAAGAGTTTTCTTCTGTCATAGTGCTACTGATGCCGATACTCCGGTTTTTACCATAAAGACTAAGTTCCATGCGAAGCAAGCTACAGTCGTGGACATGGATACTGCCGATGACAAAAGCGTGGCATTCGATGCACACACTTGTTCCACTACTGCTGAAAGTCTTGAGATGACAGATTGGGCTGATCTAGAGTGGGATGCTGCTTTTGCAGAAGATGACGCGATGGTTGGGATTATTCTTATCTGTACCACTATGAGTGGAAGTGCTAATGAGATCGAACTCCTTGGCTTCCAGCTTATGTACGAGGCTAATCGCTTTGACAAGTGGGGTAGGAAACAAACATCGGCTAATGCTATTAATGAGCAGCCGGTATAACTAAGGACGGTGCTGGCTTTTCTAGAGTCCCTCGGCCTATAACTGAGGGTGTATTCTCCACTCTGGGAAGGCTGACATCGACCTCAACGAAAAGGAGAAAGTAGAATGGAACAGAAAAAAGAACTTTGTCTGTACGACTCGAATAGAATGATTGATATCTTGGCTCCAGTCGCAAGTGCTTTACAAAAAGGTGACTGGTATATGAAAGGTGGATTGATCTACTACGCGACGATAAGTCCGGTGAATAGTGGATGGAACCAAACGATTCCTTGCCCAGATAGAGACTGCATAAGGTGGTTACATATCTTCTTTAATGCTTATAACATAGTACCAAAGCCTTGTTTCGGTTGCTTTAAAATCGTGACAATGCCTCAGACAGTCAAGGATCTTATGAGAGTTAAGACCGTACAAGAACGTATGGGACTTCCTGCGAAGTGTGGGATCGAAGAACGTGGCTACGTTGAGAGGAACTACGGCGGTTACTGGTATGCACCATTAGGAAAAGGTCTTAAGGTTGCCAGAAGGCTGTTGAACGAGGTGAAGAAGCAGCTTGTGTTTGAGTTCGGCGAAGAAGCCGCGCCACATACGATTCTTAAGAGAGGTTGTACTGAGATGGAACGATCTTGGGGACCGTCGCATGAGTGGGGTTATGATGTAAGACTTGAGATGTTGTATGAACTTCTCGAAGCTGGCTATGCAAAGATTCCGGTAGACCACAAAGATCCTTCGATGAAGATGCCTCATACGTTGAATCGTTGGATTGAATTTGCAGCGTCTATAGGAGATATGACCTATAAAGAGTTTAAACCAGTGCTTCATCCAAGTCCAGTAGATTATACTTTTGAGAATCATGGTGTTGAGGAAGAAGAGATTGTGGTGATCGGAGGCGATGATGAGTAACATAATCCTTGATGCGAACACAGCGAAACAGAAGGAATGGAAGCGTTCCAATGATGTTGCCATGATTCCAGACAAAGGTTTTACTAAGCAACTCAAGAAGCTCGACGATGAGTATGAAGTTATCTGGGACTGTGTTTCTTGTAAGTGGGAGATCTGGAAGCTGCCAAAGGCTTCTGGTCAGACACCTTACCATGTTCTCACGGTACAGACAGAGGGTATGAGTTATAAGGATCTGGGTCAGCATGTGCTGCTTAAGCTCACGGAGTATAGCTGGGATCGCTACACTGCTGCTCAGCTTGCAGATTACCTGGATGAGCTTGATAACCAAGTCCAACGACGTAAGATGAAAGATTTTAGCAACAAGATCGAAGCGATTGCACTTGATACTTACAATCTCTCACATGGGATTTTGAGTGTGCAGGTTCCGAGGAAATACAAAATTGAAAGGATCGTGAAAGAGGATGGGTGAGGAGAATAAGTCTAATCTTCAGAGTATTATAAAAAGCGTCTTGGGTAGAAATACTGATAAGCCCTTTGTTAAGCGTATATTAGATCCTAATCGTAAATCAATAAAGAATGAGGATGGAACTGAATCCACACATCTCATGGCATGGGGATCTGTTGATAACAAGCATATTGTTTATCCGACTATCACTGAGACTGACGGTGTGTTAAAGAAGCATGGAGACAAAGAAGCCATAACTAAAGCATTAAAAGAAGATAACTTTATAGAATTTAAAACTCCTGCTGCTGCTGATCTGTTTTCCAAGGCTTATAAACTTGGTACAAATCAGCCTAACGGATTTAAGAAAGGAGCTGATACTTTGGCTAACAAAGAACAAATAAAACCGTTTCAACAGACAAAGGAAAAGAAGTCTTTCTCTCAACAGTACGTCAAGGCTACTAAGTTAGAACAATTCCTTAAGACGAGAGTTGAGGCTGGTGAGCAGAGGCTCATGAGCGACAAGGATCTTTTGAAACAGACACAGAGTGGAATGGCTCTTATGATTAAGCATGCTGAAGGCCATATTATTAATAAGAAAGAATCTCTTGACGGGATGGAAGGTCTTCGAGAATGAACTCTGCTTATCTACTTGAAGAACTCAGGGCTAATGTCGGAGAGACTGATGCGGAGAAGCATTGGACTGATGCAGAGTTGCTGAGGAAGCTTAGTTTCTCGCATAAGAAGGCCGGATTCATGGTGAGTGCTTCTGATGGGGATAGGCTTCAGAAATCTACTGATCTTATACCTTCGAGTTCCATTGTCACACTACCGAGTGATTTCTCTAAGTTCAACTACATGGAAGAGAAGGTCTCTGGCAGAGAGATTCCTTTGGTTAATACAGTGCGAGAGCGTAGGGTGAACCGGAGCTATGCTACTGGTCTGGATCTCGGAACGCTCTCGTGCTACTTCTCTGGAGACACTATTGAGATTAATCATGATGACTACAGCACAGTCGTGACTCTGTGGTATGAACCAAAGATCATAAATCTTCACGCTGGCATAGGCTTCACAGGTAGCACAACGAATACTATAGTCTTTGAGGTTGCTAATGATCCAAGTTTCGTAGATGATTATTACAATGACACATCTTTTACAATCATAGCTGGAACCGGATTAGGAACGACGGTAGCAGTCAGTGACTACGTTGGAGCTACTTACACAGCTACACTTGCCGGGACATTTAGCACCAGTTCCGTTTACGGATCTATTTCTCCGTTGCCAGAAGAATGCGCTGAGTTCATAGTTCTTGACGCAACAGTAAGTGCAATGGCTAAACCTTCGGCTGCTCTTGATCCAAAATATTTTGAATACTTCCGTAGCCGTCTTGCCGATGCAAGAAGACTCTTAGATGGATGGCTTGCGGTAAGATCTAGAGGGAATAAACACATAAGATACTCAGGGAGTTGAGATGTCTAATAAGATCAGTAAGGAAGTCTTTTCAAAAGGTTTTGACAGTAACAACGCACCGTTGCTTCTTGACTCTGGAGAGATAGCCGGAGGAGAAAATCTTAGGGCAGTTGGAAGTCGTGGTGGATGGAAAGGCAGGAAGGGCTGTACATTGAGGAACACTACTGCTGCCGGAAGTGCCGTTGTGGAAGCTATTCCTTATGAGAATCCGGTGTCTGATTACTTCAGGGTCTTGTATCACTATGGAGACTACTTCTACGCCGGGGCAGCCCCATTGACACAGGCAGCAGGACTTGGTTCCACTCTTGGTCTAGACATCGGAGCTTCAGTCGGCTCTTCTTGCATGATAGGTGAACAACTTTATTATGCTAACGGCGAGGAGAGACCTTCAGTTTATTCCGGAGATGCTATAGCATGTAGAGGATTTGTTGTAAATGATAACGTTGTATGGAGTGATTTTACTAAAGAAGTGGTAGATCAAAAAACTACTACTCATGGAAGGATGCTTTTTACAAACGGTGTAGGAACTGATGCTATCTATGTTTGTGGACATGAGAAAATGTCTGCAATTTTAATAACTCTTGGAACTGCTTACAATGTAATTGACACAACTACCATAGTTGTCTCTGCATGGAGAAGTGGGGCATGGGCAGCTACGGCTGCTCTCTCTGATGGAACAACTGCGGGAACTACCACTTTTAGGCAAAGTGGGACTATCTCTTGGACTGCTTCAGATCTAGACGAGATGAAAGTTATCGCAGGAACTATGGGTTATTGGTATAAGATTACTTGTGCTAATACCACTTCAGCTATTCATATTACTGATTGTAAAGTTACTTCTCCTTTCTCATTCATGACTAACAAGTGGGACGGAATTTATGGTTATTCTGCTGGAGCACTTTTTTACGACTTCACCGGGACCGTTTACTACGAAGGACTTGGCGCAGTGTCTAATGAATCTGAGGCTACTTACCTAGACATAGGAGCAGGAACAAGTTCAGATTTTCTCTATATCAAAGGAACTTCTCCTCTTGCTGGAGTAGGCATAGGACTTGTTACAGGAAAAGAGAATATCATAGCTTCAGTTATTGATGATGTGGAAGTCTGGGAAGATACTGGTTGGTCTTCTATTGCAGGAATTGATGATGGAACTTCTGATGGGACAAGTTCTTTCCATCAGTCAGGTCAGATCTTCTGGGATTTCTCTTCTGTAACGCCGGTTAGAAGGAGTTTTAATTCTGATAATCTTGCTGGTTATTGGTATAGAATCTCTTGGGATGTTACATTGACTAATGAGGTTCAGATTTACCTAATAGTTGTGGCACTTGCTCCGACAGAGATTTCATATGCTTCTGGTTGCGTGGAATTTGACAGTAGGTTAATGCTCTGGGGAGACCCTCTTTATAGAAATAGACTTAAATATTCTACTAAAGGGAAACCTGATAACATTGGGAGTAGCAGCTCAGGCTACACTGGTATATTTGGAAAAGGAGATGAGGTTACTGTAGCTAAGTCTTTTTCTGAATATCTTTTAGTTGGTAAAGAAACAGGAGTTTATTTATTGGCTAAGAGCTTCGATATAAAAAAGGTAACTTCTGAAGTAGGGATTGTCTCTCCAGATACGCTGCAAATTGTAGAAGTGGGTACGTCAAATATGCAGAAAGAGTTGATTATTAATGTTGCTATTTGGCTCGATGCAGATGGTGTTTATCAGTATGACATGGAAGGTGTTGCAAAGATCTCACTTCCGATAGACAACTATTTTAATTCTAACTCTTCAGACTATCTTACGATTGCTGCTATCGCAGCAGCTAAGAGTTTCATAGATCAAGAAAGGAACGAATATCATCTTCTTATAGGCTCTACAGAACTTGTTTATAACTATGCTTACCAAAAATGGTATCCACCTTGGGACAGAGAGATCTCACTGCTTAATGGTGTGTCTTTTAGGGCAGACGATAAGGCTTTCTATTCTCTTGGAATGTCTACCTCCGGTTTCGTAATGGAACTAGAAAATGCCACTTCAGATAGATCTGTTACTAATGTAGCAACTCCAATTACACAGATGATAAGAACCAGAGTTCTCACTTCTGATGAAAATGGACTTTCAATTTTCTTTAATCTTAGGCATATATGGCTTGTAGTTAAATCTGATATCTCAGCATATATCACAGATCTTACTGTGAATCTTTATAAGAACTTTTCTCTTACTCCTAGTACAATTGATACTATTAATCTTAATGTAGCCAATGTGACTTATACTATTATCAAAATTGACGTTTCTGAAACGGACTGCACTGCTTTTGAGATCTTATGTACTATAGGACAGGTAAACAGAACATTTGAAATTCATGAGATTATTTATGAGTATGAACAAAGAAGTATTATTTTAAGTTAATGGGAGGGGATCAAGATGGCACAAGGAGATTTTACGCTCTTTAGCCCTGCTGAAAGTGCATTTCAAGAACCAGGGCAGTTTGAGGCAAGTCTTAAAGCTGAAGGAACACGGAAGGCTACTTACACAAGTCAGATGGATCAGTTCTATGGTGAACTTGAGGAAACTCAAAGGCAGTTCGACATAGGAACTGAGCTGACGAAAGGAACACAACGTTTACAGAAACGTGGACTTGAGTTGGAAGCAGCCAGTATCAAAGAAAGCACAAGACAGTTCGATCTTGGGTATGATCTTCTCTCTGAAACAGAAGAAGAAGATACAAGACAGTTTGATTTGACTTTCGGACTTGAATCTGCAAGGTTATTAGAAGAAGGAAGACAATTTGATACTGAAGCAGGTTTAATACAGGCAGAACTTGCTATTACTGGAAAACTTACAGATGCACAGATAGAACATCTTGGCGCGGTGACTGGACTCACAGGAGCACAGACAAAAAGTTCTGGTATAGCTGATACTATTGGGATTCTAGGACTCATGCTTGGTAGTAGTAAGCTCTTGTTCGGTAGTGAAAAGGGTGGTGGTATGGATATCGGGACTGATGACGTTGGTAAAGCCTTTGAAGGTCTTAGCAATCTTGGAACTGGTATCTATGACTGGGGAGATAAAACTTTTGATATTGACATTCCAGAAGATCAAGACTTTTCTTGGCCTTGATCTTTTTTAATAACATAAGTTTTTGGAGATATAAATGGCAGCTATAGCAAGAAGTCTTATGAAAGGTATCGTTCCTAAGAGAGCGGGTGAGAAGGCACAAGGGTATAGGAGTCCAGGATCAGATCCATTGTATAGTGGTTTCTCAGATCTTGGTGAAGCTATGCTCGTAGGGGCAGCAAAGTCTGTCCTTACGGTAGGGGCCATAGGCGGTGTTGCCAAGGCGATGGGTGCTCCTACGAGCCAGGTTGTAGATGCTCTTATGCCGGTTGCAATGCGTAAAGGTCTCTTCGGTGGGATTGTTGGGCCGACTAAAAACAAGGACTACATGAAAGAGGCTGGCTTCGTAGGGAAGTTCGCCAAGATAGGGCAGACTCTTGGGGGCATGCTTGGGAAGTTTACACCATTTGGTGTTGTTAGCTCTTCTGTAATAGCACCAATTGCAGGTTTAGTCGCGGATAAATTCGGTGATCTTTTTAATCTCAGAGAAGGTGAAGAATTAAGAGATGCTATCGGGGATAATGAAGATCTGGCGTCAATGCTCGCTGCTGCTGAAGGTAATCCAGTTCTTGCTGCAGAACTTCAACTCCAGGGAGTAGGTTCTCTTTTAAAGACAGGTGAAGAGCAACAGGAAGAAGCAGCAGAGGCTCAGAAGAAAAGTGGCTACTTCGGAAATCTTGCCTCCGATATGTTGAACTCTGTGTTCAGTCTAGTCAGCACAGAAGACCTTAAAGAAGAAACTATTCCAGAGCCTAAGAAGAAGTTCGAAGATACTCCTGGAAGTGGCGCTTTTGGTTTTTCTAAGTCAGAAATAGAGAGAGGGACCGTCGGTGGAAGTGCTAGAAGCGGCAGAGGTAAGAACGGTAGCGGTGGTTGGGCAGGTGGTGGCATGAGTACTGGATCAGATGCCGGTAGTGGTGGCAGTAGTTTCGCATAAGAAGGGGAAAGAACAATGAGCCAAGCAGGTGATGCAGCAAACAAACTTATGAACTCTCTTAATGTCATCATGGAGTCTAACCGTCAAGTTCGACAAGGCGAGATAGACAGAAAGGAGAATCTGCGTAGGTTTGAGTTAATGCAGAAGAATCAGAAGTCAGAGGCGTTATTCCAGAAGTCTTCTGCTATTGGAGAAAGTTTCCTTAAGTGGCATGATAATGCTAAAACTACAACAGAACAAGATCACGCTCGTGCAAAGTGGGATTCTTACAAGACCACATTAGCGGCTGACCCAGAGATAGTTAAGGCACTTGACGGTAGATTCAGTCGTACATCTTTTGGTAATATAAAAACTAGAGAGAGATTTGCCGATGATAAGATTGGGAAAGTTACACCTAATCTTATAGACCCAAAGGCAAATCCGTTAGCCTGGCATGTGAAAGAAATGGCTAATAAAGAAATCGCCGGTAATCGAAATGCCTTTGTCCACGGTATTACTAAACCTAAAACACCTGCTATGATTGTCACGAACATAGGAGAGATAGATTATTATGCTAAGCGTTCACCGGATGGTGCTTGGGGACTTACTAAAGTCGGAGAGGAAGATGCTCAAGCTTTAGCTGGTAAATACAACACAACTGTTGCTGCTATTCATGCACAGACTCCTATCACACTTGGTACTTCTCGACATAATCTAGGAGGAACTTCAATGGATAGGTTTGAAATGTTAAATCCTAGTACAGAAGAGGTTAACATAGTTTATAAGGAGTCTAAGTTCCAAGGTAAGATCATCGACACAACAAATGCAAAAGGAAAGACTGCGGCTGCTGAACTTAGTAAAGATGAGAAGGCTTTTCTTATAGGCGCTGCTGGAACAAACACAAATGGAGAGATGGGGAAGCACGGTAAATGGCTTGAAAAACAGGCGAATATGTTATTGGCTACTGGTGCTTACGAAGATAGATTTGATGATCATGCTTCGGAAGAATTTAAAGCTGATTTAGCTGGTAGGGTGAATCTGTTATATCCAAATATGATGGTTACGTTTGTAGGTGAGATTGAATTAGATGATCCTTGGGTTAATGGTGCGGAGACTTTCTCAGGAAACGACGGTTGGGGTATGATAGGGGTAATAGGACAGCCCAGAGAGTTTTCAAGAAGTGATGGTACATCAGTAGTCTATGCAGTACATCCTGTTACACAGACTGTAAGAGATAAGTCCGGGAATCCGCTTGGTACAATAGAAGAGGTTACAAATAGTACAGCACTTACCAAAGCACCGACAAGGGTAGCAACTCCGACAGATACACCTAAGAAAGCTGGACGTAATTTTCTTCAGGCGTTCACAGAGAAGAAGGCTAAGAGTAGGGAGAAAAAGGAAGTTGCTAAAAAGAAAAAAGTAGATGAAAAGAAAAAAGAAGAAGATCGGATAAGGAAATATTGGGCTGAGTCTGATAATGCTGAGTCTGCTTTTGCCAAGTACCTTGCTGATACATTTGGAATCGGCAGAGAAAAGCGACATTATGCTGATCTTCCTAAAAAATAGGAGAGTGACCAATGACAATCGGAGAAGGATTTAACATACGCAGACCCAATATAGGGGAAGCAGACAGGGACAGAGGCTTTGCTACATCGCAGGGTGGCAGCGAGAGTGGTAAGCTGTTCGGAATAAAGTTCAGTGGTGTAGAGAAGAATCCACCGGAGCTTCCTTTGTGGCGAGATAAAGCCATGATGGGTAGATTTCCGAATCTCTATGGTACAGCAGGTGCTATCACTAGGACGATCATCGACGCTATCCCTTACGCTAAGTACGGTTTGTCAAAGAATAGAGAGAAGTTCATGGCTTTGCCAAAGGAACAACAACATGCTGCATTGATGTATGATATGTTAGAAGCTGAGTTGTATTTCGTTGCTATTCCGGCAGCGTTCAAAGGTGTTGGGATGGCTTCTAAGCACTTCATGAAGAGGATATCTAACAAAGGAACTAAAGTCATGCAGCCGGTTGAGGATACAATCGGAGCTATCCAAGGAGCTAGAGGCGGTGTGTGGGAGAGCTTTAGTTACACAAGAGCCGCTGAGAAAGTTCTCACAGACAAGAAGCTTGCCCAGGATGAAGCATCTGTCATAGTGGGTGCTCTAAAGTCCAAGAATAACACAAGACTCACACAGTTCCACAGAGAGAAGGCGCTTCGTGCCACTGAAGGGGTGACACCGGCGTTTGAGAAGAACATGAAGTCCACTTTTCTCGAAGGGACTTACCTCTCAGATGACCTTGTGAAGGAGCTTGACTTTAACACTTTGCAGGCAAAGCATTGGCAAGAGCTTTATAAGACAAACATGAAGGCTGCTGGCTTTAGTTCTGAATATTCTAAGCAAGTCTTTAAAGGACAAGCACAACAGTTTTTCGATAAAGAAGCTATGAAGAAGGTATCCTGGGGAGAAATCACGGAAGAACAGTCTGGGAATATGATTAAGCAGATGTTTCATGATCCGATTCCTATACGCAAGATGCTTTCTCTTGGCTCTGGTAGAGTTTCAATTCCAAAGATACAACCACAAAGAAGTCTCTTCGGTGCTGGTGAAGATCTCTTTAAGACGAAAACCTTGATCTATGATGAGGTTAAGAGTGCGACTGCCGTCGCCAATGGTTATAAGCTTGATCTACAGAACTTTGCTGCAAGGATGCTGGAAGAAAGAGGCTTCGGGAAGTTCGTTAGCAAGGCTACAGGGAACAGGTTCAAGAAAAATAACAAGACTCTGACGAAGGAAGTTGAAGAATATACCAACGGAATGCTCACGAAGGTAGATAATCTTACTAATAGAGCTTTGCTTGAGAAAGATACGACGAAAGTCCTTGAGTTAAGGAAAGAACTTAGTGGGATGCTGAAGGGAGTTCATGAGAAAGGTGGACCGGAGAGTCAACTCTTCAGTTTCTACCGGACCTTCCACGATAATCTTTATGCTGATGCTATGAGAAGGAAGATTCCACAGTTGTTCAACAGAGCTGGCGTAAGTGCTGAAGGTGTGAAGTGGGTAGATGACATCATGAAAGGTCTTGAGCCGAAGTTACAGCACCACTTTAATTCTGCTCCTGGTCGTCCATACGATCAACAACTTGCCTTTGTAGAGAACACTTTCAAAGGACTCAGGAGTCTTCTTAAGGTGAAGACGAAAGACGGTGGGCATCTCTGGTTCGGAAAGAAAGGTAAAGACCTGGAGGCTGCTATCAAGGGGCTTTCTGTGGAACTTACACCTGGGGTGAAGGGTGGCTTTCCAGGATTGTTCGAGAACTATGCTGCAAGGATTGGAGCAAGTGGTGCAAGGATGGATGCTGCGGCGAGCAAGAGCTTACGTGGAGAGATGCACGGAGCTTGGACACACCTACGGCAGAGTCCTGTTGCAAAGCACAGTGATGTGGACTTCTTCACCAGGCTTGAAGGTCGTATAAGTGCTCAGGCTAGAGATCTTTATCTTTACCCAGCCCTCGAAAAAGTGGCGGCGAATGCTAAGAAGTTGCCGCAAGTTTGGCAGAATCAGACTGATTATCTTATAGGTAGGGTCTTGAATAGGCCGTCTAATCTTGATCATTGGGTGGCTAACGCTCTGGAGAATACACTTGGTAAGGCTCAACAGGCTTTTACAGGTAGTCGGACAGAGGGTATCTGGGACGTAGGAAGAGTCCAAAGGCTTGCACAATCTATTAATAATTTCACATATATGGGATTCCTAGGCTTTAAGCCAATGGCCACGACAAGAAATCTGTTCCAACCGTATGTTACCGGACCAACGGACCTTGGCAGAGTCACTGACATCGGAACGGTTATGCGCGGTGCAGCCAGGGCTATGAACCCTAAGACTAGGGCCGAGATCAAACGGATGGGAGCTATCACAGACTTTGTTCCAGAGATGTCTCACAGTCCTATGTTTCCGAAACGTGGTGCTATGGGTAAGATCAATGAGGTTAAAGATCTTTCCATGTGGACATTTCGAATGGCTGATAGGTGGAATCGTTACACAATGGGTGGAGCTGCTATGATCAAGTGGGAAGGAGCTATCGCCAAGCATGGTGCGCCCACTTCCAAGAACATTGGAGGCTTCTTCTCTAAGACAGGGATCTCAAATAGGAATCCGTGGATCGTCAGTGATATAGAAGACAAGATCCTTAAAGGGAATGTCGCCGAAGCAAGGGAGTTGTTCATAAAAGACATCATAGCTGACACGCAATACCTTTACGGGGCGATAGAATCGCCTACCGGCGTTGGCATGGGTGGATCTACCGGCAGAACTGCTATGGTTTTTCAGAGTTGGTGGATGAACTACGGTGCTGCTATGGAAAAGTGGATGCGGACAGCGCAAGGACCAGGTGGAAAGACCGAAAGATTGATTACTTTTATGATGAGTAGTGCTATAGCGGAACAGAGCATGGAAGCTATGTGGGGCAGGACTACGGCCTTACGGCAAGTAGGCTTCGGACCGCTTCCGATGGAAGGACTTGGAATGCCCCCTGCTTTTGCAATGATCTTTGATACGCTCAAAGCGGTGAAGGCAGGAGCAGCAATTCCTTTCGGTGGTGACCCCGCAGAAGCAGAGAAAGACTTCATAAATGTTGTCAAGAAAAGTGGGAATTTCCTGCCAGGTGGGAATCAAATCATGAGTTCTCTGCGAGCTTACCAAGAAGAAGGAACTAAGGGACTCGCAGAGAGCACCATGATGTTTCATAAGAAGAAAGAGCCTAGTGCTGTTGAGAAGTTTCTGGGGAGGAAGAAGTTATGATTCTTAAAATGGGTGAAAAAATTCTTACTATAGATGATACTCTTAAGGAAGACGCTGCGTTTCTTTATTTAATGGACTATAGTATTACTGATCGTAAAAAGTGTGATCTTACTATTCATCCTTCCCACCTCCTGTCTCCTCCGTTGTCTCTTCCCAAATACGCTCATAATATTTTAACCTCTTACTGGTACAAGTTAGTGGGTAAACTTCTCGTACTTTATAATTTTTAAGTGATTGTGGAATCTTATTAAGTGGGTCTAGAACTTGCTTACCGTTCCATAGAACAGCGTGAAATAAACCTTCAGTAATTGGACTGTCTACAGTTATGTAGGCAAGTCTGTTAGCTAATGTATAAAGAATTTTTATTTCTGTGTCAGCTGTGATCTTAATTCCTTTGCCGTTGTTTCCTAGTTGTGTCAAATCAGCATAATTACCAAAGAATACCCCATGATTGGCTAGGAAAACCATTGCATCCTCATCTGATATAGGAGGGACGATAGGAAAAAACCAATCTAAAACATAATGTTCGTCTTCTCCTATTATCATGGCTAGCACAGCCATTAAGCAGGAATTATTTCTTGATTGTAGAATTACTTTCATTTCTTATCTCCTTCGTCATGGCTTGATAGAACTGTCCTCCTCCATTTGTAATTCCACCCCGTAGTAGCCAGTCGTTCTGTAAGTATTCATTTACTGAAGCAACCAGGGCTTGATAAGTTAATTCTTGCAGTATAGTATACTGAAGTGGTTTCTTTGTTTGTTTCTTAGCTATCTTCATCCTTCTCCTCCTTTCCGTTAACTAATGTCATTCCTTCTTCATCGAAGTCTTTTAGTTTGTTATAAGTGAATGTTCTCTCCGCGCCTTCAGTCCCACTTTTGATAAACCTCCCTGCGATAAGCGTGTCTATCATCTCGTTGATCTGACTTTTGTCCGCATCTTGGTAGTTAAGTCTCACGATCTCCGAGAAGGTGACAGTCCCAAGGTCTCTTATTTGGCCCAGGATTCTATTAGTTTCTTCTGACATTGTACTCTTACCATGACCTCCGAAGGCCATCGGTGCTTTCTTCAGCGTCGCCTCAAGCATGAAGATAGCTTTAGCGATATCTTTCGCGGTCAGGACCAGCCTGTCGGAATAAGAAACATGATAACACATGGCTACCTTCAGGACCATGACGTGTATTCTTCCGATGAAAGGTCTTAGTCTCCGGTCTTTTGTCAGTTTAATAAGTTGGCCAAGGCCGTTGTACCAGTCTATGAAAAAGTTCTTTGCTTCCTGGGTGAACTCAAACTCCCCTACGAGTTGCGAGATCTTGGCAAGGTCTATAAGAAGCTCTTGTCTTAAAGCCATGTTAGGAGGTGGTGGTATGGGAACACTCTTGTAGATCTTTCTCTCTGAGACTATTACAATTCGTGAAGTGAAGCCACCGCCTACGGCCTCTTCCGGTAGATTAGCTGCAAGCCAAGATGGTGTTGTAGCGAAGAAACAGTTGACACAAAGGTTGTAGAGTTTGTCTTCTCCTTTCTCTGAGGTCTTGTAAGCCCACTCATCGTGGGAATCCCATAGATCGGTGAGACCTTCGATCATTCCTTTGAGATCTATAGCAAGGAAGGAAGAGAGTTCTTTAGAGATCAAAGCTATGGAAGACATTGGCCGTTGTGTTCCTTCGTAGGTGAAGGCTCTCTCCTCGCAGTTGACTGCAAGCTGCTTGGTCAGCGCCCTCTTCGTAGGGGAGTCTACAAACGCTGGAAGTTCAATCTCGTTAAGGAACTTCTTGGAAAGACCAACCGGCGGACCTTTACGACAGACAGCAGGTGGTGCGACAAGCATTACATAGAGATTCGGATAGACCGGCTCAAGGCCATAGGGAACCCAGACCTTACGCTCAAGAGCAGCAGCAAGTGTAAAGATCCCACTCCATACCCAGAAAGATCGTGGGGACTCAGTGTCTTCGACGAAAGTCTGAAGCTGTTTTAGCCAATTGCGCCGTTTAGTCATTCAGAAGCCTTGTTAATATGTTTAAAAAGAAGAAGTGGGTTCTGATTTTTTAATAGAAAAATCTTACTTACTAATTCCGTAAATTTTACTCCTTCTGGAATAGGAAAAGAAATAAATTCTTCTAGTTCTTTTGGTAATAACATCAAATCACCATCTTTCAATGAATACCCCTGTCTATTAGCAAATTCTTCGAATGGTTCTTTATATTTGCCAACTAACTTAACAGCTTTTTTAAATACTTCAAGCGATAGTTGTTTTTCTAAATTCTGCTTTTCTTCAAGTTTCTCTTGCTCTTCTTTTTCGAGTTCTCTTTTTAGTTCCTTTCTCCTTTCTTTACATAATTTTGGATCTTTACTTTCCCATTCAGAATTATAATAACATAACCAGCCCTTTCCTGAATGGGGATTACACTTTTTGTCGTAATAGCAATTATAGCATTCACATCCTATTCCTGACATAACTCAACCTCCTCCAATCTTCCCCAATCCGGTCCAACCTTAAAGTCAACCGGGATTATAAGTTCTTTGCCATGTATGGTCAATGGGATCTCCATACAGCGTTTCACTTCTTTCATTACAGCAAGACGATCTTTTGGGTCGCTCTGTACAATGACCTCATCGTGGTTGTTCAGCATGATTTGACATAGTGGAACCTCTGCGTTGATTGCTTTGATCCCGTCTTCAACGATCTCACCAACAGTACTCTGCGGAGAAAAGGCGTAAGCACTTCGGAAGAGACTGTCATTGAGCCTACCAAGGAACTGACGTTTCCGTCCGTAGGAACTGATGAGCGTTCTGGTTGCTCTGAT